CATCGATGTTGCTGTTAGAGTTGCATCAATTCCAGTAAAAGGAATCGGAGCAAAATAAGTTGCATCTATATTTGAATCAGATAATAACCGGCAAGAGGTCAATTGCTCTGGGATCGTATAATTACTAATTGTCATATATTAAATTCCTTTTTAGATATAATCATCAAACCCATTTACTATTAAACTGACCGTATCACTCGCATTTGAAACGAGATACTGAACAGAAGGGACATTATTGATACCCGTTACTCCGCAAATAATTCGTTTATTATTTATAGCAACCCCAATAAGTGCCGCTTGGCATATTTCAAAAATAACACTTCCGCCTGGGCCAGTTCCTGTCGATCCCGTTGCTCTTATTGATAAGAAGTTCCCAGGTGTCGCGCCAATATAAACACCACCCATATAGACTGGGCAAATTCTTGGAATGCTTCCTAATTCAATTGCAAAATAACCCGTAGAAGAACCACCATTTAATACAAAATGACCTTGGTCATAATAATAATTACGAGTGTTATAAATTCCGGTTTGTCTGAAAGTGCGAATAAAATTAGAAGCTGTACAATTGATCCAACCAATTAAACGATAAGTATCATAACCAGCAGGTAATACAGATGGGCCTAAATTACCGTCATATATATAAAGAGAAGCAAGTGTTGCAACAGGATTCACGCTTGTTGAGTCACTGATTAGAAATATCTTATACATATTAAAAGGGCCAAATGTAAAAGTACCTGTATCTAATCCATTTGCTCCACTGGCTGCCACATCTAATGTAATCGGCGCACCATTTATCATATTTGTTGTATTAGAAGAATCGATACATTGACCGGCTGATATTGAGATAGTTGTATTGGATAACCAACTTAAATTTAATTGATATATGAAATTAAAATTATCCACGCCTGCGGTAGGAGGGATAGCATATACACCATCACCTCTTAAAAATGTTGTATTAGTTGGAGTTGATCCCAATGAAGCAGGTGACCATCTAATGCCCGTAGGTAATATTGCTTGATTAATAGCAGTTGTAGTTGCATTCATACCTAAAGCAATAGAATTAGAAAAATTAGCAGTAGAATGACTTCCTATTGCCACATTTCCAGCACTTCCAGTTGCCGCTGTATCACCGATAGCAATTGATTCTGTTGGCTGATTTGTGGCACCCGCTGCAACGCCAATTGCGATTGCACTTTGACCTTGATTGCTGCTACCCGCATCTAATCCGATTGCAATTGCTTGCGCAGCTTGTCCGTCCAGCGCAGCAGAGTTACCGATTGCAATAGCATTAATATCTTGAGGAGTATTAGCGCCCGCTTGTAATCCTAGAGCAATTGAGCCAGCACCTTGAATTAAATTACCTGCATGATTACCAATTGCTATACCATTTGGGTTGCCCGTTTTAGCAGAAGGCCCCAAAGCCATGGAATTAATACCACCGGCCCCAGCTTGATTGCCCATAACAACTGCATTCACATTGTTTGCTATGCTATTAGAACCTATGGCAATAGAATTTGCGCCTTGATTAGCGGGTGATGCCGCATTACCTATTGCAATTGCTCCACTACCTTGATTAGTGACTGCAGCACCTAAACCAAACGAAAGAGCATTTGCACCTTGTGTACTTCCAGCTTGTGATTGTTGACCTTCATAAAACCAGCCATTCACACCAGCAGAAATATTTTTTAATACATAATTCGGAGTGATACCAGCACCAGTAAAAGCATAACGAGTATCAAATGTAGTTTGCAGGGCAGTACGCATTTGCAATCGTGTTTCTTTTTGCGATCCCGCACCATTTAATGAATTTTCATAGAGGTCAGTGTCGTTAGGCGTGACTTGCGCAGTTAAATCTATAATTCGTCTATCAGCCATTCCATGGCCTCCTTTTGTTAATCAAAATCTACTATACGAGTATCCAAATCATCAGTGATACGTTTTTCCAAAGCATCAGTAATACGGTTGTCAGATGGGGGAGGGGGTGGGCCTCCTCCTCCGCCAAACATTCCATAAATAAGCATTACTATATTGCCTAAGTAAGTCATTAGCTTCCCCAGCGTAGAGAGGCAGCGGGGATAGTTGTTCCCGCAGCATTACACATAATGGTATGGATTGGATGCCAAACACCGGCCGCTAAACCGATTAAATTTTCAGTAGTTCCATCCCATTTCACATAAGATAAATTGCCGGTCGTTCCAACATATAACCATCTAGCAAATTCACCATAAGGCGTACCAAAAACCACAAGCCCAGTTCTTACAATGCCAGCAAGTTCCCTTACCGGCCCTGTAAAATTATTAGGATCAAGTGGTGTCGATTGAACTGTCATCAATGACATAACTACTCCTTGTTAATCTTTATGGTGCAACAAAAGTAACTGGATCAGTTCCAATAACTTGTGGCACTGGTTCAACTAACATTGCCATATGGCCGCCATGAGCTGCACCGGCTCCAATAGGAGCGTGCATCCCAGCACGTAATTGGCCGCCAGATTGGAAGTCACCACGACGAATCAACTGCCATGCGCTGCTTGTAGAACCTGGGACTAATACTTCATAAATTCCATTCTGAGCGGGCGCTGTTTGGTTGGCTACGAGAACAGCATCATTTAGATTGAGCGTCACAGTATCAATAACTAATGCAGCTAAACCGCCTGAGTTAGTTAATGTTGCGTTAATACCACTGTTTGGAAATGCTGGATTATAAACAGCAGTTAAGTTAGCTGTGGTCATTACACGGCATGGGGTTAACAATGATGGGTAAACATAATCACTTGGTCTTGTTACTGACATAAACTTACTCCTTTAAGTTAAAAAAATATTCCATTGTTACAATTTTAAAAATACATTCGCAAAAGATGTGGGTTGCATATTTCGCCCTACACCAGTGACACCAGTAGGATTGATGACAAGAGGTCTATCAAATCCAGGGCCTAAAGTAACACCAGCACGTGCTGTACTGTTGCCTCCTGTAGTCGTAGTATCAGTTGGGATGATTACATCACCAGTATGTGTATGAGAAACCACTACCGCATCCTCAAAACCAATATTTTGTCCCAGTCTTCTTGCTGTTAATCCAGCACCACTACCCGCACTAGCAATTGTTCTTCCTAATTGTTTAGTTAAGGTTAATGAATTTCCAGCATCAAAATCGGCGGCTGCGCTTGCTCCACGCAAAGGTAATAATGCACCCGTCGGACTATATCTTTGGACATCAGCATCATTTAATGTCCACAAAATACTATACAAATAAAATGTATCTTGATTAGCTCGAGTTACAACTTGCCCAGGAACTACAGGTTGATTTCTATTAATAACTCCATCATTCATAGGCACCCAACTAAATGGTTGAAATGAATTCAAAGAAATACGATGATCACCTGTTCTAGGCATATTAATATCTGAATAAATCTGATCATCCGATTCAAATTCTGATATGGCATTCAAATTTCCATAATAACAAGATGGTTTGCAGAAATTTACATTAACTGATTGATCGATAGGCATGTTAACTCTTAAATAACTGCCATCATTTCCGCACGTCCCTAACACCTTTCCAGCGGTAGAGCTTATAGGAAGGGTAGCTCTAAATTGAGTCCATGCTCCCGATCCAGGAAGTGCAAAAGTTGCAATGGTTTGAAAATCTGGCGCACTTGCGCCACCACCATCGCCATAATATTTATACAAATCTAATCTTATTGATGAAGCTGCCACATTTAAATTTTGCGCCCAAATAGTAAAAGTAAAAGTTTGATTTTCCATTACTTTAACTTTTGGCTGAATTGGGAATTGGAAGGCTTTAACGCTTTCACCAACTACAGAATTTGAATTGTAATTTACATAAACCAATGGCGTATTATCACCTGATAAAGGTGTATTACCTTGACCAAATGGAACAAATCTAAGTGTATCGGCTGCGGTCGATGCGCCTTTAATAAATAGAGTTTCAGGAAATTGAAATGCTGAATGTGCCCCTGGAGCAAGAATAGTATTTCCAACAGGGACAGGAGCCGGATTAAAGTCATTGGTATGGTTTAAAAATACATTATTAATGATGTAATTTTTATTAGGAATAATAGTTGTACCGCCGCCACCACCTCCGCCACCAGAAGGTGCGCCAAAATCATCTTGTGTAAACACTTCATTGCCAGCGGCATCTTGAACAACAAGAAAGTAAAGATCATTTGGCATCGTATCATCAAATTTCCAATAGAATGGCCCTTGTGTCCCGTTTAAATCCCAAGGCACAGGATTAGGCCAAGGAATATTACCACCTGGATCTTGAAATACTGGCTTATCTGCCACTTTATTCAAAGAAGACCGAGTAAACATTCTACCACCACCAAGCGGTCGGCCAGTCAGGTCAGCCAAATACCATTTGGGTATTGGTAGTAAATTATAAGTTATTGCCATTATTCACGTCCTTGTGAAATCATTAACTATTTGGATTCCATGTATTTTATTCCACCTAAGGCTCCAGCAGCTAATAATGCAGGAGGTAATACATATTTTTTTAAACCTAGCAATGCATTTTTAGATAAATTATATCTTGATAAATTCTTCTCAAGATCAGGATGAAAATCTCTTAATGCTTGCATTGGTTTTGATTCTTCCTGTAAAACATTTGCCAAATTTTTAGGAATTTTTCTAGTATTTTTATCAACCATATTAATAATTGATCTATTCATTTTTGGATTATAATAAACATCTTTTAAAATTCTATAATCATTACGAGCTTGATTTAAGGTATTACTCAAATCAGTATGACCGGTATTTAATAAATGATTTGAAATAGCCTGATTAATCTCATCTCTATGTTCAAGCATTTCCTCGCCTCGATCTCTCTCTGATGCCAAAGGAGAACCCAAAGATTTATTTCCTTTAGTATATAAATCAGATTGAATTTTTCTAAGAGAATTATAATCTCCAGATTTAGCTTTATCTATTAATGCATTATTTTGCTTTGTTCTAGAAAAGAAATCTTTTAAATTATTTAATACATTCGATTCAACAGGAATATTTGTTATTCCTCTTTTGTTTATTTCATTTGATACGGTTTCAAATCCTTGAACAGCTTTGTTTTCCAAAGCATCATGCGTATCTAATATATTTTTAACTAAAGCATTTTTAGGAGAAGATATTGCTCCTTTAATAGCATTAATACCTTTTCCTGCTAATTTCGCTACACCTGCACCTATAGGAACAACATCAGATAAAACATTTCCTATTTGAGCGCCTGTTGTTTGAGGAGCTGCATTTAATTCCGGAATTTTAGGAACATTAGTTCCATATAATTTATTAGATGCGCCAATGCCTAGATTCATCAATCCAGGAAGAGCATTGACTGTTCCTTGAGCAAATCCTTGTATAGGATCACCAATATATTTTCTAAATGGTTCATTAAAATTTTGTTCGACACCTTGGCCAGCGCGTTGCAATAAATTTTGAGGTTTCTGCTCTGGTTGCATTTGTGGTTGCGCATTATGAGGGAATTGTTGATTAACAACAGAAGTTATCTCTTCCTGACTTGCATCATCAGGAAATTCATGAACTTCACCATTTTCTAACTCAACAGTTTGTGCCATTATTCTGCCTTCACCAACTGACCATTAACTCTTTTCCATTTCACAGTATTACCTTTTTGTTCTTCAGGAGATGATGCAGTAACGCCATGTTTTACTTTTTCCATTAACATATCTCTATTCTTTTGTACTCTTTTCATAACAGAATCCCAATTCATTTGAACTTGTTTTGGATCATTCCAAATATCATCATTGGGATTAGAAAGTTTTCCTAAAGTTTTATAAACATAATCTGGAACAACAGAAGTTCCATATGCTTTTCTCATGGAATCCATATTTGCAACAACATCATTTAAACCAGAAAAATAACGTCTAGCAACAGGATCAATATTTGGATCATCTGGATTAGTTGCCATTCTAGCTTTAGCAAACATTAAAGCTGCTTTACCTGAAGGACCAGCAAAATTCTTAAAAGCATCTATATCAAAACCTTTTAAATCACTTAATAATATATCTATATTAGCAGCTTGATTTTTCAAGGCGGCAGGTGCATTCTTACCTGTAATTTTTGTTACTTGATCATTAGTTAATCCAGAAACTTTTACATTAGATGGCATTGGTTCACCTGCTATTAAAGCACTTGCAGCTTGATTCGCGGCAACAGGATCCATGCCAGGATTATCCATCATAATTTGATTTTGCAATGCTGAATAATTTTTCTGATCAGCGCTAGTTCGACCACCACCCATTTGATAATAACTAGATTTTGCCTTTTCTTCCGCAATACGAGCTTCTTCAGATTGAGGTAAAAATTTATTTAATGTTGCTTGTTTTTGATTTCCTAATTGCATTTGTTGAACTTCTTGCGGCGTCATTTGATTCAATCTATTAGTTTGTGCTTGTCTGGATGCAATCTCAGATTGAATGTTAGGAGCATAGAATTGATTTTGTTGCGCAGCCATTTTATTAGCTTGCGCTAATCTTTCAGGACTAAATTGATTTTCAATATTTTGACCTTGAGTTAATGCATTACGTTGTTCAATTTGAGATTGCATATTAGGGCCATAATATTGATTTTCTAACCCAGATTTTATGAGCGCATTAACACCCTGTGCGCCAGTGACTAATGGCCCACCAGGCCCAACATCATAAACTGTTCTCGGTAATACACCTGAAAATGCCATAATTCACCTATCCGAATATTCCGCCAGTCAACATTCTCAATCCACCGCCAATCATATTAGATGTATCTTGTTGACGACCCGCTTGTTGTCCATAAGCACCTTGAGCCATGCTATTACCCATATTTCCATACATATTCGTCAATTGATTAGCTGCCCCTTGTCCCATGCCAGCCATTTGGCCAAGTCCAGCACCATATTGTGTATTAAGACCTAACATATTCTGTAACCAATCATTCATTCCTTGTTGGCCAATATTTCCAGCATTCTGCTGCATTTGCATCATCAAAGGAGTGCTACCCGTTAAACCACTAGCAGATCCTGCATTTTGTGCAGCACGCATAGCTTGTTGTTGTAAAAATTGGTTATATGGAGACTGTTGATATTGACTCATCATATTATTAAGAAATTGCGATGGATTACTTTGTTGCTGTAACCAATTTTGCATTTGAGGTAAAGCTTGTCCGCCAGCCTGTAAAAAAGGATTTTGCGCAGCTGCACCTTGTTTGCCATACTTTTCTATTTGATGCATTCCAGCTTCAAATGGGGCGCCAGAATCTCCGAACATTCCACCCAGAAATTGCGTGAGACCACCGCCCATTTGGCCGCCCATTTGCATCATCATTCGTGGATCCATCCGTGGATCTCCTTTCTAAGGTGTTGTCGTAAACGTTCTCCAAGCACCAATACCGAGCTTAACTTGCCAAACTTGTATGGCTGCTGATCTTGGTGGCCCAGGAGTCGCATCTATATTATATATTAATTGTCCCTCTTGGGGACTCTGAATCGTATTTCTTTGTGCTGTTGTCAATCTTGGAATTAACATTCCAAATTGAGTTAAGTAAGATGTCAGTGTTTGTATTTGAGTACAAAAATACATATACCAAACATTACTAATATGATCTTTATCTTCTATCGTTAGAGGATCATTTACCGGTGGTAAGTCAAAATCTACTGACATCGTTTACTCCGGCATATCTTCAAAATCCCAGGCAGCACCTAAAATCACAAATGGAATTTCATTAAAAAATTGTATGCGTGGCGTAACATATTGCCCACGTTGGATGGTGCCTAACTTACGCCAAACAGTTCTAAAAGTTCGTTGTCCAATTTGACCCATCGTCGCTAAATATTCATTACCATAAGATTGTCCACCATCTCGTGATAGCGCTAAAAATACAGTGGGCGCAGTATTATTTGGAATGTCATCGACTTGACCTTGAACTAAATCTAAATGAATGCGATCTATTCTTCGTCTGACATAAGTTGGATTACCCATCGGTCTGCCAATTAACATTCTTCGAATAGGCTCACCATCATTAGTATTAAAAGTAGTATCAACAAGGTAAAGTATTGGACTAGAGTAATGACCATAATAATTCTTCCCATTAAAGAAACCATGCGTTTGTGCTGGATGGCGATTACCGTTTAATACTTCTTCTTCATGCCATAACTTACCGGCTTCTTGAGTTGGATTACTTAATGTCACATTGTAAACATAAGTATGATTAACTAAGGTGAAGTTAAGTCGATAAAAGATGATTCCATTTTCTTTAATCAATACACCCGTGGCATCAGCTACCCCTTGCGTATTAGTAGAAGCATAGTTCGCCAATGTGAAATCTAACGCGTAATTACTAATTGGAATTGCTTCCGTACCAATAACCATCATGACAGCACCAAGACCGTCTTTATCTTGAGATAAGAAAAACATCTTATCAAAACCTACTCTGATACTTGCGCGAGCAGCGCAACCATATTCCATCAATGCTGAATTGTTACGTCGGAAAGGTAAGTTAGTTCCTATCCCTGCATTTTCCCAAACTTCAGTAAAGTTTTGCGAGAATAGAAACAATCTGCGATGTAATGTGTAACAAGCAACGATTGTACCTGGATGAGTAGTAATAGAACCTTTTTGTAACTGTCCGCTATTAGTTACAAAGATAGGCGCTATCCCAGTAGTATTGAAATTTAAAGTTGCGCCACCATCTGTTCTAGAGATAGTAAAAGTTGTTCCATTAACAACGCCTGAAACAAAATAAGTAGTTACTGTATCAAGCGCTGGCCCCGTAGTTGGTGTTGGTAATGTTCCGCCGCCGTTAAATACAATAGGTGTTCCAATTTGATATGTTGTTGTTGATCCAGTCGATAAAACTAAATTTGGCGAGCCACCACTTGTCGCTAAAAATGCATTACCAGTTCCAGTTACAAAATCAGGCCCCCATACTAATCCTTGATTGAAAGAGGAAAGATAAAAATCATTTGTTCCGCCATTAGCTACAACAAAGAATCCATCTAAATAACAAACATCAATGGGATTACCATTAGGAAATTGCGGAAATGCAGGATCTGTTATTTGAGAAAATACCGTTGTATTGGTATCGTAAATATAACCTTTCTGCCCATCCACAATAATAATTTGAAATGTATTAGCATCAATCCCCACATAACCTGATGTCGTGGTTAATGGTAAAGAGGGATTAAGCAAAGTTGGAATATCAGCAGCATCCACACGCCAAAAATCATGTCCAATAACCTGATACATGTATTGATTAAAAATAAATTGCTGACGAAAGCCACCTGTTGTCAGGCCAAATACAATTTTACTATTTTCCAATCCAGAAGTAGGAAGTGAAACCTTTGGTTTTTTACCCTCAAGATCAATATAGACGAACTGATTCACCGAGCGTGCAGCACTAATGCTGCTTACTCGTTGATTATCATATCCAGTAATAATGTCATAATCTTGTCGCATTAATATGCCAAAATGTTAGGCCAATAGAACGGTTGAGGAGCATTCAATATGACACTTGGTCTTAGCGTCAAATCAGTTTCATTAGCATTTTTCAAATTACTAAAATAATCTTGGTATTCATCTTCGTTAGTTTGTGGCCAATTACCAGATGGATAATAAGCAAGGAATTTACGTGCTAAAGCATATTTCATAAATCCATAGTAATAAGGTGGAATAGATGAAATATCAGTATTGATTTCAAGTGAATCAATCATTCCTTTGACTTGAATAAAGCAAGGATACGGTTGATCAGGAGTTGGATAAACAGTAATAAAACTTTCATTAGGTTGTTTATCTAAAAATATAAATCCAGGTCGTGCCAATAGATTTTCTAATCGCACAATATTATAAAATTCAGCTTTACTAATAACATAAATTGGATAAACGATATTAGTAATTGTAGGCGGTAATTGAGGGCTATTCGTTGAAACAATATTAACAGGTAATCCATCAGTTAATAATGTAATTGGAATATTAGCCAGCGCATCAGCAAGTGTTAAGGCAATCGCTAAAGTCGTGGAATTTACATTAATAGCGTAATAAACACTTCCCGCAAATAAAGGCGATGGGACAGTGCCTGTGGTTGAAAATACAATCGGTGTTCCAGTGGGGAAAGCTAATGTCGATCCAAGTGTAATCGTATTACTCAATGTATCAGCGGTATATGTAAATGAAATAGGAGGAGGCGCACCAGCTACACCAATTCCAGGAACTTTGTAATTTGCGAATGACAAATCAACGATACGATTAGAAATAATGTCATGTGGCCCAGCCAAATTTGAAATTGAATAAGTTGGCTGTCCCACAATGAAATTAAAATTAATCGTCGTTAAGAACGGGATATAAATACTATCAGATGAAAACTTATCTAATAGCTCATTAATAAGCTCTAAACCTGATGACAACATGAAGCTGTCGGGTGCTTCACCGACAGCCAGCTCGCCAAGAAGATAGAGCGAATTAACAATAATATCTTGTGTTATTCGCGTGACCTGGGTCATAAGAACCTCCCATTATTATTTAACGGGAAAAGCCTCTTTATCCAAACCTTTAGTCAATGCACGACCAAGTTCTTGCGCATGAGCGCCATTGTTCATCATCTCAGCGTCAAACATCATGTCTTTTTCTTCAAGACGTGGAGCGCGACCGCCTAATTTAGCAAGTCTAGCTTCCTGACTTTTAACGAAAGAATCAGTGCCGCTATGTTGCGCTTCTTCCATCCCGTGCCTTTTGTTCGCTATTGCTGCTTCCTTTCCGTCTCGCATTGTGTAGTCTTTGCTCATATTTTTCCCTCATTGCTTTTGCTTCAGTTGGGTGCTTAAACCAAACGCCCGTTGTCAAAAGATCTTCATACTCTTCATCCTCAACCACTTTCATTTCATTCACAGGATGATAAATACAATTCAACATTAGGCGTTTCCTTATTAAGAAATTAACTTAACTGCATACTCTGGATGCCATGTGAAACCACATAGGACGTCAAGACGCATAAAGTTTTGATATCCAAGAATGTCACCAGTTTGTGTAACTGCAAGTGACAATCCAGTTTCGGGATCAACCGCTACGGATGCGTATGGAACTTGTAGTTTATAGAGTGGTGGGCAAACGATATCTAAGGCACGGGTAGGATAAGCAACGTTTACGTTGTAACCAGATGTGAGAACTGGAGTAACAACGGCACCGTTTGGCACTGGATTGCTTACATTACGACGTGGGTTATTCGGATCGGAAATAATTACTGGGGCCACTTGGACTGTTATCGCACCGGCACCATTTGAGGAGGCGGGAGCTTGAACAACAAATTGCATGTTTTGACCAGTTGCCTTACGACCAACAGGGTTAACAGATTGTACGCCAGCAATGGAAATCAAATCACCTGGTAAGAAATAATTGGTGATGTTGATAGTAGCGCCAGCTAATACGAGAGTATTACCAGAAGCCACAGCACCGTTCACAGTTAGAACGTCACCTGGGAAACCAGCAGGGCCAGCACCGTTAGTATGACGAATAATATTCTGAGATTGGAACACATCAAAATAAGATAAGTGACCAATAGCTGATTGGCGTACGATTTCTTCGTTAAACACTGGGGTGAATTGATTTAGCAAAGAACCTTTCAGCGCAGAACCATCGCGAACGGTCATTGCAAGATAAGCATCAGCAGAGATATTAACACCTTGTTCTAACAATTTAGCACCAGCTAAATCGACAGTCGTATAAGAGTTAATTGGCGTACCAGCATTACCAGTGAAGAAGTTCAATTGCACTTCAGCAGCAGCGCCGATGTCTTTTTCCATCTGGGTGATAATTTCTTGAATCGCAGGTTGAATAAATAAGCGACTGAAGTCTTCAATCTTCAATGTTAAATCTTTAATCGTATAAGCAATCAAAGCATTGTATTGATGAGCGACAGTGATATTTTCAACTTGTTCAACGATATCTTGCGGAGTTGCTACGGCGCCGTCACCAACTAAAAAGTGATTTTGTCTGCGAACTTGCAAGGTGTCACCGATCTTATATCCAGAAGACATAAAGTCATCTTGATAAATTCGGCTAGCGGTCATTGTGAAAGGGTTGTTGTTAGCAAACATTGCAAGCGCAGTGTTACTAACTAACTGGGTAGTGATAAATTGATTAGCCATTATAGCTTCTCTCCATTAGTTATTAATGGCGAGCTTCAGTAATTCCATTACTTTAAGTCTTACTTCCAGCCCGCTTTGAGTTTCCTTCTCAACTCACCGACCGAGGTGTTCTCGTTCACTGAGCCTTGCGGTGTTACTGGATTGCTTTTAACACTTCCTAATTGGCGTGGGACAGACGTACCTTGAGACGACCCACCCTGGAGAGCAACCGACAGTTTCACCATCTCTTTTGCTTGATCTAGGGGGTGGAGTTTAGCGACACGTTTCAATTCTTCAGGGTTCTTACCAAGTTTATATAGAACATCACCGGCATTAGGCAGTAAGAGTGCAGCACTTTTCATGGCTTCGGTATAAGGTGCATCCGGCGCCTTAACCACGTCATTAAAATCCTCGTACTTATCAGACATATTATCAAGATGGTCATCCAGTGCTTGATACTGTTTGTGTACGTGAGCCTGTTGCTCGGCTTGTCTTGCTTGCGCTTCTTGCTGATCCTTAGCTTGAAGTGCAGCTTGTACAGCTCTATGTATATGCGACTCAATTCCTTCGCCTGCGACTGGCTGAGAATTGTATGTATTCGCTGGTTGATTCTGATCCGGCATAGTTTGTGAGCCAAAGCGACTGTGCAGTTCTTGAATCTGAGCCTGCATAGCGCGTAATTCCTTTTGGTGCCTCTTCTCTTGTCTACCCAGCCGTTCCTTAGCTGCAAGAGGCAATTCGTCCTTTGAGTCCTTTCCTAGTGCGCCGCTTTCAGCAGCATCAATAGTCTCTTGGGGCTCACCCAAACTATCCATCGTCTCACCAGCTACCGCATTTTTCTCTTGGTTAGACATCATTTCTGATTGATCCATATCTTTATTGCTCCACTCGGCACTTTTATCTGCCCCAAGGATGTACTGCTGGTCGCCTTGTACCGACCCCACGACTAGCTAATCGTGTCAATGTATCTATTTTATACTTAGTTTTTTTAAATGATATCGCCAGGGGTAGGGTTTTTGTCTATAATAAACACTCAAATCTAGAGCCTGCAGCTCGAACGGGTGGAATATCTCACCACCCTGATTTGTTCCTTCATGAGATCACTAGAGAGGTGAATATGTCTAATATTGTCAAAATTTGCTCTATTCATGGATCATTAGATCAAAAAGATATAAAAATAAGAAAAAAATTAAATAATAAAAGTAAAATTCAATATCGATGCAATATTTGTCATTTACATAGTGGACGTGTTTCTTATCAGCAAAAGCGGTTAAGAGAAGGATATGAGTTAAAAGGAAAGCTAATTGAAAAATTAAGACTTCCCAAAAGAATTAAAATTTCTAGAAAAGATCAAATGAGAAAAATCAAATTAATGTATAAATATAGGATATCTATTGAACAATATAATGAAATGGCAATAAATCAAAATAACTTATGCCGAATTTGCAAAAAACAAGAACAAGGAAAAGCTCCATCTGGAAAATTTAGAGATTTAGCAGTAGATCACTGTCATAAAACAAATAAAATAAGAGGCTTATTATGTGGAAAGTGCAATAGAATGCTTGGTTATGCAAAAGATTCCATAGAAATTCTTCAATCAGCAATTGAATATCTAAAAGCCTCTACATAGAGGCTTTTTCTTTCTGCTGGGGACTGTGGTGCTTATGCAAATCCGTAATCAAAGCAGCAATCTTAGCCGAATGATCCAATTCAGACTTATGCAGATTGATAGCATGGCCTGTCTGAGCTACTTTATTCTTCTCCGACATCTCATGCGCTTTCATTACCATTTCGAGTTTCTCTAATTGATGCTTCTCTTGCCTGATCTTCAACTCTTCCGCACGTTCTTGTAATGCCATTTCTTCAACATGCATTTTCTGTTCTTTCAATGCCATCTCCTGTTGTGCCATCTGCATCTGTTGCTGCATCATTTGTTGTTCAGGATTTGGTTTTGGAGGAGGAGGTGGCTCACCAGCTTCTTTAGCTAATATTTCAGGTGGCACAAGATTTTTTAAGCGCTCAACAATCTGCGGCATCCATTGAACATCCAAGTTCTTAGCCCATAGATCAGCAACCAAGTTAAATACTTGTGGATCAGCAGAAACAGTTTGTTGTAAGAACTCCAACGCAATTTCTTTCTGTACTGCAAATGAAGGCCCAGCATCAATTTCAATATCAAACTCACCACCTTGTAACGAATTAAGAATTTGATCATCACCTTTGCGTTGGTTTAATACCATGTTTTGAGTCTTACCATCTGCTTTAGACACGACAACATGACGTTCTTCATCACCATAAATCACTGGTAATAAATCCAATACCACACGCCCAGCTTGTTCTATAGCTTGATTCAAGTTATCAAAGAAGATGTAAGCAGACATACTGCCTTCCATCTTACGTTCACGACGAGCCTTACCAGATATATCTTTACCTTGTAACTGTTCAGCCTCTGAGAAACCTAATATTTCTCTCATGTCCTGACCAGCTCGTTGGAAGTTGGCCATCAATGCAGGTGATACATCCCAAGGTGGTTGCTTCATTGGCATTTGGCCCGTCTTAGGGTCAGGTTTGGCCATTAAAATACCTAATTGTTGCTCAGGATTGCGCCACATTTGTTCCTGACCAATGATGTTGTCGGGCGTTCCCAACCATTGTTCACGACGACGATTCTTCACCTCAGCGGCAATTTCCGTGCCAACAAAGTTAGCAAAGCGTTGCGCATCTTTGGCTTCATGAATAAATGATCTTGTGTATTGTCTACCTTCAATAAAGCATGAATCGCCATCCACAAATACGATAGGTAAATGTTTAGATGGCCACTCAGAGAAATCAATAATGCAGTCATGAGTCATCCTATAGTGCATAATCTTGTAATCTTGCGTTTGTCGTTCAGCAACAATAGTGGGGATTTCTTTCAAGATCAGTCCGCCAACCACAACAGAATCTTGGGCCAATTCTTTCATCATCCTGAATTTCTTTTGCATCGAGACCCATTCAGCTTCACTGACAGTCATACCATTAGATAACTTATAAATAATGGTAGAGAACCATTCCTTCTGAAAGTAATCACATACAACTATGGTGTCTCTTGTCTCCCATTGAAAATCCAATAATGTTCTAGGATCCATATAAGACACAGGATTCTTGATATAAGGATAGGTTGCGGCAAATTCATCTTTACGGAACACATGATTTCTAGCGCAGTAATTACCATCACCTTTATGAGGTTTCAATGCCACTGGATCAAAGGTAGTTCTAGTCGCGTCAGGAATAATTTGATATCGTAAAACTTGATTGAAACTACGCGGAGATTCATATTCTAATGAAATCTGAAAGGCCCCAAAACCCGAATATAGAGCCGACCGAAACGCTGTCTGGTACACAAGGTCGTTTTGTGATTGATAAGATATCGTCCTTACTAAATCAGCTCGGAGGTCTATTTGATCTTGGGTGGCTTTCCCCGTTAGAGATCGAACTATTAAATCAGGCTTATTCTTCCGTTGCTCGCCTGCAATTTTCTTTGTTACATCGTATAGCTTGTTAAACGTCATGCAAGGTTTAAACAAACGCTGAAACTCTGATCTCTCTACTGCTGTCCATTGATCTCGTAATAGAAAGTTCTGATCTTCCTTACCTCTAGTAATGTTCTCGTTAAAATAAGAGTTCCAAACATTGAGATTGTCTCGTGCTTTAGCCAGTACATCATGCTCATTGATCCCAGCTTCTTTGAGATCACTAAGCCTACGTTCTTCCATTTCGTTAACATCATCAGCGGATAAATCAGAATCTACATCATAGGTGTCGTGCTTCATTCTGTAACCTTCCATGGTTAAATGAGTTTAAGTATAGCTTATATTTTACTCTGAAACTTTTTTTCTACCCATAACTACCTCAAGTCCTTTGATGACATTGCATAATCTCACTAGATTGAAATGAACATCGCTGATGCCTAATGTATGTAGTTCATTTATTAGTCTATGATTCCCATCATATTCTGATTGTTTGAGAGCACGGAAGATGGCTTGAGCATTTTCTAGATGAGTATGGGCTATTCTTAAATTACTCATGATGTCATCTTTGGATTGGGTCAATCTGATTACCCTCGCAATATGTGCATTTCTCAACAATATATTTAATATTATTTTCTTCATCAATTCCTAAAGAACCATGCTCACCTGCGCCATTACATAATAAACAGTTTTTATTTGGTGAGCAGATATTGCAAGGATGATTGCATTTTCTTATATGGCCTTTCTGAGTAGTGATTATGGTTTCATATATATGTTTATCAAAATCACGGCGTAAATTAACGATATAAGATAAATTAACACTTATGTTCTCCTGCATGGTAATTAATTTATTGTATAAATCTTTATTAACTTCAAATTCATCTAATTCATTTAATCTTTCTGTAATTTATAATACTTCTTGATCCCAAATATTTAGCCTAAGAGAATCTTTTTCACAAATAGATTCTAATTTATTTAATCTATCTTCCATTTTATGGACAATAATTGCCAAATCTTTAATTTGTATGAAACCATTATTCAGTGTTCTTTCGAAATGAGAAAGTTGATTAACGTAAAAGTTTTCTAATTTATCTAGTCTTGCTGTGATTTTATCAAAATCGCAAGTGACGCAATGAAAACCTAGAAGTAAATTATGTTTGCATGTTTCAAGATTCATTTCTTATTTCCCACTTTATTCTCTTCCTTCACTTTTTCTTTCATAATCTCGAAACCTTTCCTGATTTCATCATCAAGCTTCTTAAGATCCTCGAGTTCTTGTTGAGTACGTTTGATTTTTATTTTTGGATGATAGAATTTGTCTCGGAACATGTTAAATCCCTCAAGTAACTCTTTTGAATTTTTTACATCTTTTACAATAAATTACAATGTATTTTGAGTAGGTAGATGTTATCGTTGTAAAAAGATTCATGTTATAATCATGCCCCCACAATAAGCAAATCAGCCATTTAATCACTGAATATTTCCCCAGATTCTATTTCTTCTAATAATGAACCAAGTTGTTCATATGCACCTGATTCATAATGAATTTCACTACATGTTAGTGTTTTATTCTTATCACGTAAAATACGCCTTTGAAGGGCTAATAAATTTTTTATTCGTTTTTTTATCTTTTGCACTTTCTGGTCTTTAATCATTCACAGCCTCAATCTCTCTCAATACATTCATCGCATCACATGATAAGCATTTGCATACATTACAGCATGATGCGCCTCGGACATATTTAGCGAATGCTAATAGTTTTTCGTATTTTTCTTCTAAAGTCATTATGAATTCTCTAAAATCACTTTCCCTTTGAAGGGTTTGAAATTATACATTTCCCAAAAATCAGAGTAATTCCCATTTTCAAGATCCACACCACATTTATTCTCACAAAATAAAACAATCCGATTTGTAGAATGGGATATCATCAAACAAGGATACTCAATTTCTTTCTCTTTTGATTCATTTTGGATTTCAACTTTCATTCGGCACCCATATTTTGTTTTCGATTAGGTGGATTAGCATAGCAGCCCTGGAGTCTGCTTCAATCTCATAATCTAAAGTACTAGGCCAGATTTCTTCTTTTATATCCATGGTTTGATAGTAAACATTTAAATCACAACTTGCTGCCAGGTAATATCTTTTATCATGAAAAGTAATACATCCGGGTAATAATTTACCTAATTCAGAGACTGTGAATGCTGAAACAACATGTGGATTATTATTATCAGGATTAAATACTTCAGTATATGGCTTAATCTCCCATTCAAAAGATTCTTTTTGATAAACAGGAAAAAACCATACGAAATAACTATCTTGATTAACACCCAATTCTTTTAATTGTTTAGCCAATTCTAATGAACAAACTTGATCTTCAATCTTCATTCAACAATATTCCATTTATCAGAAGTAAAGTCTCGAGCAAAAAAATCATGCGTACAATCATTCTCATCATAAATACCATGCTCACCAAGATATATGTATTTATGAAACTCCGAATTATATGCGCCTTTTCCTTCTCTCAATGCAGGTATTATATCTTCAATCTTCATGCGCTTTTCCATTAGGCAAAGATGGCAATGGCATCCAATGAGTAACCTCCAGAGAATCCCATTTCCCATACCTCAATGAACACACACCAATCCAATTATATTTATTGCCCTCATATACTAGATATCGGCCATCTTTGTCCGGCATTCTTTCTTTGCATTTAATCCAATTTGTCATTCTCTAATCTCATTAATTCCTGTTGTATTTCTTCATATCTGGCACGATCTTTAGGCTTAACTTTATCAAAATCATAAATTAATAATGATCTTTCGAAGAGTAAAAATTCTTTCATATAATAGTCATTTATTATCTTAATAGTATTTTTTCTTAGCTCACCATTATTCATTTATTCAAAGCCCTATAAAACAATTCTTCATTCTTTACACAAACTCGCAATGGATCAGCATTAAACTTCTTCATTTCTGATCGTTCTTTATTGTTCTCAATGTAATAAAGCTGATCTTTTATCTTGTTTTCTTCTTCGATAATATTATTCATTTCTTATCTCCTATATCAACATAACGAACTAATTCAATAAACTCTTTCAATTTAATTCCCAAAGTAGAACTACTCATTGAGAAATGGATGAATGTATTTTTATACATATCATAAAATTCTTGTAGTATTGCTATTTCTGATTCAGTCATTTCTTGTTCTCAATTAATTTCTTACCATCAACTTCAACAACTTCAAATTCAGCATCGATATAATTATCTGGTCTTTTGGGTTCAGCATCAAATTGAGACCTTCTTATTGCTTCTTGATATTGTTGTTGATAGGCCTGTGCATTAGCTAACTGGGAAAGATATCCACGAGGATGTCCGCCCCTTAATCGCCATTGTGATTCTTGATCGTCAAATAGCCCCATGATCCCACCTAATCAAATAATTCTCTATGCAATAAAAATCCCGCCTCAAATCCTTTGGCATAATGTCTATTCATGCATTCGTCAATCTGAATTTTCATTCTTTGGATTTCACCCATTAATTTATTCATTTCTGAAAAAAATTTATCCTCAAAGATAGATATTCTTTGTTGATCAGTCATTGTATAAATATCTTTTCCTGCGCATAATCCAGTGCATAATAAAACATTACTGCCATCTTCATTTTTGCATTTACAAGACATTACATCTCCCACCTAAAGTTAGGATTAAACATATCTACCACTTCCTTCTTAGCCTTCTTCTCCGCAATACTATGAGCCGCATGCTCCAATGCCCTATATTGTAGACAATCGTGAACATGCGAAGAACCATTTTTAAATGGCTTATCTTTAAATCTTTCTTCACCTGATACAGCTAATCTCTGAAAGTAATAATCTTTAATAAACCCCTTGCGTAATGTCTGACAATGCTTGCGATCCAAACAAAATGCTGGCTTACCATCTATCATTGTTCCCAAAAAGAACCGTACAGAAGATAGACGAGGATCAAGCTCATTACTACGAGCCCCGACAGTATTAATTCCCAGCTCATTTAATTCTCCGATACATGACATTTCCTCGAGTATTTGATCTCTTGATGCGCCTGAAGGATCAGCTACGTTACTGACTCCAATAGTTGAATAAGGAAAATCCCTCGCTATTCCTGGTAATACCACTGACTCAACAAATGTACGTATGCCCATCCCTTCTGAGCAATATTCTTTTAACGCCATCAGCCTTCCACGTGGCGTCATTTGTGTAACTAAGCAAGTCGGTGTCAATCCAAAGTCAAATGACAAATCCACAGACTCACCTTGAATTGCTGTTAAGCCATCAGCCGAATGAAGATCATCGTTATATTCTGGGTAAACAAGCTTACCTGATCCCACAGACCCCCAGTCTCCCAAACAGAAGACTTTAACAAAGTTCTCTGTCTGTCCTTGTGATAGCTTTGAATAGTAATCATGTGATTGAGATAAATTATTAATATTGTCAGCATTAAGATTCTCTTGCCATTGTCCATCTTCATCTTTTATTAACCCAGGTGGTTGTCTAAATAATCTATAATTTTCGACAGGCTTTTCGTAAAAATCTCGATAGATCCAATGATCAGTTTCACAAGGATTAGTATCAGCAATAATACCAGACCAATAGGGATCACTACAAAATTGACGACTAGGATAACGGCCGTTAATACGACCTTTAAAATGTGATAAAGCATTTTGCGGAAGTTCCGATAATTCATTCAAATACACACCCGTTAATTCAAGAGATTTAATTTTACGTACATCGTCTGGTCTATCAAGAGCTAAAAATATGATCTCAAGCTCGACCATTCCATCGCCATCATTAAATAGATGTTCATAAGTTAATATTGGCTTCTGACGCTTCCTTATGTCTCCCAGATCACCGAACCAGGCAAGCCAAGTCTGGAGGGTTGTACTTTGTAACTCTCCGCTGGTATTTCGCACGATTCCCCATCTTGCTCGTCTTCTTCCGTTGTGCCACTTGGGCATTTCGCAGGTTCTTCTGACAATTTTTTGAATGCACATTGTTGACTTGCCAGACCCGTAAGGCCCAACCACGCAACTAACAAATGAATTATCATTCCCAAACTGAAGGCCAGTAGGGCTAGGAATATAGACTTTAGGTTTATCTTGAGCATGTATGATCGTCCTGTCTTCCAAGAATGTAATATGTTGCATCGAAGATTGATTCTTAGATTGTTCTAATTTTATTACTCTATCAAGTAGCTCACGTTTCATTTGATTTCTTTTCTTTGGGTGGTCTAAGTTGTTCTTGAGTTGTAAATCGAAAGCCGCAACGCAAGCATTCACGTCTGCGACTTATAGTATTGGTTTTTTCATTTTGATTTGTATCAACGACTCGATTGGTGGGATATCCGCAGTGCGTGCAATGCATTTATCATCCTAAAATGTTTCTCAATGTTTCTCGTGGAACAATGTAACAATTTAAAATCCGTCGTAATTTGCGTCTTTTTGATCGCCAGTGGTTGAAAGCTTTGGCCGAGGTTTTAATAAATAAGCTGGATAAGTTTGACCTGGAGTGTCATGACACATTTCTTTAGTGCCATCTTGATGTTTCGGAAGTGATGCATTCATGCCGACCATTTCTAATGCTTTATCCATTGCTATTATCCTTTTGAGATTTCTCTAATTTCTCTAGTCTTTCGCGCATTTCTATTTCTACAGAATCAGCAGTAAATTGCTTACGCCATCTGCGTTCTAATAGCCATGCTCTTGCTTGCCAACGCTCTGTTTGGTCTTCCAAAGCAGCTATGTGAGATTTAACTTTCGTCATCTCTGCTTCTTTAATATCCTTGGAAAATTTTGCAAATTCGGAATCATTATTTCCGTTCTCTCTATCTTTTATTCCGCGATTAATCCAATCATATAATGTGGATTCATCTATGCGAGCACTCCATGCAGCCATTTCGTATGGAAGGTTATGTAAAATAGCATCAATGATTTTAGCCCTAATTTTTGGGCACATTTTGGTTGGTCTACCAACATCATTCATTCGAGCAATTCCATTGTAATTGATTACTAATTGTCCTCTTAACATAAAGATATTGCAAGGGGGAGAATGAAATATATGACAACAAATGTTGACATAGGGAAATAGGCTTGATATGATGCCGGAATAAGGATAAATAAAAATGAAATTCAGATTAATTAAAGAAAAACGTTTTGTATGTTATACATTAGAAGTTTTTGAAAATAATGAATGGAAATATATTGAAATGGTAAGCGGTACAGAAGATGAAGCAAAACAAACAGCAAAATATTATATTGAAAAATATAAGCAGGAAATTTTAAAACCAGATATGAATATTATTCAAGAATGGGAAGAATAAAAATGATATCTACAATAACAAATATAATTGTGGCATCTATTTACAGTGTTCTTTGTTTTTGGTTGAAAAGTCCGGCATATGTAGCATTTATGTTATTTGTGGTGAGTTTTTTGGGGCTTGAGATTATTGACGCAATAAGAGGAAGAAGATAATGAAAAACTATTTTTACAAAAATTTAATTTGGTGCATAATCATCGGTTTAGGAATTTACGAATGTTTAAGATTAATTACAAATTAAGGAATTAAAATGATTAAAAATAAATTTTCATCAAAAATGTATCGCGAAGGGTTTGCAGACGCATTAAATTTAGTTATTAAAATAATAAGTAGAAATCCAGTAATATTAGGTCATGAAATAGCTAAATTTCTCCATGAACATTTTACGGAAAAAAAATGCCTGCACATCGGACAGGAAGCACAGGCCAAAGACAAAACGAGAATAAACAAATCAAGGATTTTGTTTCAGGAATCAGAGCGATGATACGCTGAGACTTCGCATACTTCAATAGATGGGGAGGATAAATTATTTTTAAAATCCCTCCAATCGGACAATTCTAGCTCATGGTGTGCCAAGATGACGATGACAAATGTCACCCAAAGAATTTTGAATATATTCCACAACCATTGCATAGCTAGCTACCGAAATAAAGTTTAAAGACCGTCTTTAATTCAGATAATAGTACGCCAATGCTGACGAGTAAGAAATGGTTTAGATTGGAATCTTTTACAAATATTAAAGCAACAATATTGAGGGCAGTGAGCACGAGCAATCCAGCCACTAGGAAGTTACGCATCTTTTCCACATTTGTCATTCCACGAGCAGAGATTGTGTCATCCACAGACAGCTTTTTTAGCGCTTCTTCATGTTTAGCTTCAATATCTTTTAGCTTTTCTTCTGCCTCAGGGTCAGAAGATATTTTGGCTAGCATTTCGGGCAGAGATCCGCCGCCAAAAGCTTCTGAGATCAGAGAGCCCGCAATACCACCCCATGGGCCACCCAATACACTGCCCAATAACGGAGCTACCTTTGTTACAGTTGAAACAAGATCGGTCATCCAAGCTTCAGTCATAAAATATTCCATCCTTTATTCGAAACTATTCTATGGATAGTACTCTTTGCAACATTAAATTCATTGGCTAATTGTGACAATGAGCATTGGGGATATTTTGTTCTTATAGATTTTATGTCTATATTTTTTAATTTAGAAGCAGGATGACCCTCGCCTTTCATTCTTGGCGGAGTAGGAATTGTTCCATGAAGATACATATCATTCATATTGTTTTTGTGAGTGTCCCATCTTAAATTATGGATATGATTATTTTTATAATTACCATCATTGTGACAGGCTTCTTGATCTTTTAAAGGGAACCCACGAAAAGTTATTAATACTAATCTCGCTACTGTTTTTACATATGTTTTATTATTTTTTCGTAAAGTTACCTTAGTTACTTTTTTATAGTTATCGTTTCTAAAATAAAGTTTTAATAATTTTTCTTTTTTATTAATAATTCTTGTTTCTACTTTATAATTTTTATTAGATGTAAGATAACCAAATTCATCACGGCGAATAAAAAATTTTATTGTTCTAGCATTAGATTTAACTCTTCCAAATGAACTTATTTGATAATCTGGAAATTCCTCTATTGTTTTCCATATTTCATTATTTTCCATTTTATATCCTATGATTCTAATAAAAATGCATATTTTTGATATCTATTATGTAAAAGTCTTGCCGCTTCAGAATCCAGTAATTCACTGGCCGCCATTTTAAAATCAGAATTTTCGATAGCATTTAACATTTTACGAAAATTCATCAATCCTATTATGCCTAAATTATAGGACAAAGCAAGAAGCACAGACTTTCTTGTATCGTCTAGTTTTAAATAAGTTGGATAAGATTTTATCAATTCTTCTTCGCAAACAGAAACATCTTCTAATAACATTGCTTCTGCAATGCTTTTACTAATACCATTTGCAGTCAAATTATGACCGAACCCACAAGTCATATGGCCAGTGGTGTCTTGATAAACATACTGACGAAACCCTTCATCAGTTTTAAGACCTTCTAAAAATTGATCAAACGCACTGCCTGTTAATATCATCTAAACTTTCCTCCTCATCCATGGCTCCTAAATCAAATGATAGCATACCGTCACACGCCCTACCGCATCGGTCACACACGTAATAATGTGTTGTATGTCCATCAACAGTCATATCAGCTCGACAACATCTTGACACCATCATTAAACCTGCCATCCAAATAAGTAATTATTGTTTTAATTGCAGCCTCAGCCCCCCAGCACACCCTAGCCGCATATCCCGAATCTGAGAGCCACTGTAGCCATTCATGCTGTTCGGGGGATACTATCCCACCCCCTGACCGTTTTAATTCAATGTAGAGGCCGTGGTAAGGCTCTATTGGCATCGGTATGCAAATGTCTGGCACGCCAGGACTCACTCCGCTGCGTTTTAAGTTAGCCGCCTCAATCAAAGTACGCCATGATCCATTAGGGATTGCATAATGTTTGATCTTCTTTATTTTCATCCAGTCGACCAGAGCTATTTGTTCCTGTAGCTCGGTTGCTGTCAAAGCTCTCTTTCTGCGTTTCTTTATCTGAGCTGATTTTAGATCCACTATTTCCATATAGTGCCTTTAATCCTTCAAAGTAATTTGTAGTAAAGATACGTTTCATTTCATCAATCCTTGTAACCATATGGCTTATAAGATTTTGAATATTGTTTATGTTGCTCTTGTGGCTCAGTTGGAACATATTCTCGTCTGTTTCTTTCAACCATTTCCCATGCCTCGATTTCTCTTAGCCAGCGATTTCGATCATATTTGTCATCATTGCTCAACGTTCTAATGGCTTCCAATTCCGGGATAGCTATTAATCTTGCTCTTCTCACTTTTTCTTTTTCAATCACTGATTGGGCGTGTGCGCCACAATCCAATATGATCATTGTAGCTTTCCTTCTTCCTTGAGCTTAAGTCCTAATTTTTTTAATGCTTCTTTTGAATTTATCATTTCTTGCTCATGTTTATGATCATACCCATTGGATTTATATTCTCCAATTTCATTCTTTCCGAAAAATGATTTCAGACGTATTTTATTGTTTCTTAATTGATCATCCTCGCTTTTAGCTTTTTGCTTTTGGATTTCAGGTGCAACCTCGCCGTTAGGCGCACTGATAGTTAATACTGATAAGTCAATATTGATCGTGTCAACTGGGGTTGACCGGTGCGGTCTACTGCAGTTGACCGGTAGCGCAACTGCAGTTGACCGGTCAGGAGTTATACAGCGGTCAACTGCAGTTGACTGGTCAAGGAGGAAATTAAGTATGTATTGATGCGCTTTACCTGTCTTTCTTATGACCGAAATGATATTTTTTTCATCAAGTATATTGATACGCATTTTGATATAAGTGGGAGTTTTTCTGAGCAATTTTGCAAGAGTAGCGGTAGATGGAAAGATACCTTTAGGGCCATAAAATTTAGCCAATAGTATTAATATATGTTTATCAATATCTAAGATATGGTATTTGTCTATTTCTTCCGAATAAACAAAATTCATTACTTGAAATACGACGTGGACGTCTTTTTGTTTAGCCATATACCCTCCTTGGTATTAATTAACTCATATGACTAAATGGCGGTAATCTCTTTTGATTAAAAATGAAATAATTAATTTCATCAACAAGTTGTTTTGCTGAAATTTCTACATAATAAAAATAATCTTTATAAGTATTAAAAGAACAACAAATTCTATCATAAGGCTCAATAGATTTAATTTCAGTTAATTTGATAAAACATTCTTGACGTGATTTGATATTGGTAGCTTGGATGAACGCACCATCTATAATAGACATTTAATTGTTCCTTACAGAGTATTAATACTTGATTTAATCCTTCAATATATTAAAATACTCTTACACAGTTTATAGGGATATTCTCACAGGCGCGGTTTATCACACCACGCCTGTTTTCACATCATACTCCCTCAAATCATTAATTTAAAATACATTTTTACCCACGATAAGCCTTAAACTTTCGCCTCTTTATTATTTCTGGACCACCAACAATACCTGTTCTGTAATACCTCATCGCATGCGCCGTACACAACATATGCTTCAATATATATACCTTTCTTGGGCAACCTTTAATTGAGCAAGGATAAGGATGAAGCTTAATTTTTTTTGATTTCATGGTAAATAACTCTTGTAAGAGATAGAAAAATAGTTATACTGAATGCAATCAGGTAAGTCAATTAGGGAATTAAGATGGATATCAAGAGGGATATGACAACAAAAGAAATCACTGAAATGCTGACAGAAGATAGTGAGATTTTAGGCAAATCAATGATCAATATAATTAATTCTAATTATGTTATCAAAAATAAATATAGCCCTATATCAATAAAAGAAATGGATAAATTATTAATAATATTTGAGTCTGTTTTTAAATCATGTTTTCTTTTGATTAATGACGGAGACGAAGAGAATTTAGAAAAAAATATAACAGCAATGAAAGAATTGTTTTTAGAATTTGGACGAATTGTAACTTGGGCACGCGAGGCTGAGGTGGAAGCAAAAAAAGAAAGTAAAAAAAAGAAAGTAGTTTTAAATTAGTTGTTAATTAGTTGTTAAATTAAATCAATCAAGAGGGAATCAAAATGAAAAAGTTACCACGTATAGCGTTTTTATCACTGTTTTTGATGAGTGGGTCTTTGTTGGCAGAAGAAGTTCAATATGCTGATGAGGCTATTAATGCTCAATGTAATGCAGTTAATTCGGGGTCACCCATGGTGAGACTTTCGGGGACACACTCGGTATATATTCACAATTCAACGCATAAACAGAAAAACTATCATATATACTATTTCATCCGTGATGGTTTAGGGCATGAGTCACGCACTGATTTTGATGTGCATGTTGCAGCCGGGCAAAGTTATCAAGATAATAGAGGCACATTCTTGGATGACAGCTTTCCAGGAAATGGGCAGTATAAGTTCTTTTGTGGGGTTAATATGACGGGTGATGCTAATGGACAGCTTATGTCTGTTGGTGTAGCCAATATAGGTTAAAAGGTTATGGAAGAAGTAGTTTAGTAAGTAGTCAGAATGACAGCTCTGAGTGCACTCATCTGTAGGCACAGGTAAAGTCCTGTCTTCTTCCTCTCATTTATGGATTAAATGGTTAAGTCACTTTCCCTCTGGAAAGAGCTCTAGGTTCGAATCCTAGTAAATGGGAAAATTTATGGTCGACGATACTAGGCCTTGGAGCATAAAGCGGTTGCTGCGCAAACAGTGTAAATTCCGTTATAAAATCCGAGAATGGGCTGTGGGAAAATAGACCACCAATTTATGACGCAGGAACTCGAAAAGACATTGATCGAAGAGCGCATCATTGTGCAGTAATGCGAGGTCTATTATTAATAGGCTAACGATGCAGGTGCAGGCGAAAATCCTGAATGCGTCACCAAATCCGAGGGCATCCTTCCTTATGTCCTAATATCATCTCCGCCGGTAGATGGGATAAAACCGGCATTAATTCTCATAATGTAATTGTCAATGATATACAGATAAAATAAGTAGAAAATTTTGATAGTTACACACAGTTTCTGTATATAACTTTCTAACAACCTGTTGATAAAGTTAGTTGCCCGCTCGGACGTTAACTAACTAAAAAGGCTGTCATGGACGATAGGGACTTTAAGTGAGACGAACGGGCACTTATAGATTACTCTTCTGACACAATATCTTCAATACCCAACGTAATCCCTTTCCTTAAAAAAGCTTTTTGAATCTTACGAATGGTGACGTAAGAGGGTTTATTTCTACCACTTGTCCAACAACGTATGGTTTCATATGACACGCCGATGAACTTAGCAAACTGTCTTCCGGACATTTTTGAATTTATTAATAGAGTTTTTAACTTATCTTTAGTGAGCACTTCTTGCATATTATCATCCTTATTTTAAGTGATTATAGACTAAAATATTTGTGTCAACAAGTGTTGACAAGATAAATAATCCTGCTATCATGGTTATGTTAACTAATTAATTATGGAGATAGGACAATGGACACATTAGGTATATATGATGATTCACCTGGTTTTGACAACTATGCTGTATTGGTCACTATATCAAATGCTTTTAGAGATTTAGGCGTTGATATTACTGTCGATCAACTTATCAAAGAACCTGAACCTGTGATAGCTAAATATATTAATTGGATTGTTCATCAAGCTATTAGAAAATCTCATGAACATATTTTAGAAGCATTTCAATTTGTGGGGGTGATCTAATGGATAAGGTCAGAATAAAGATTCATGAAATTATTAAATCGTATCTTGTGTTGAAAAAAGATGAATATATTTTTAATTGGGCAGATGTTTGCGACCATGATAAAGAAGAATTAGCAGGCCTCATTATAGCTAAAAATGGCGGAAATACTGATGATTTAATTATTAGATTGCAAGATGACATTGTTAGTTTGCTCATTGGCACAATATCTGCATTAGATGTCGCCCAATCAATTAAACAGGAATCTGTAGATTACTATAATAATTACATGCAATTTATCGTAAATATAGAAATTCCTGAAGTTTATCATGAAATGAAGGAGGGTTATCTAGATGAGTAACTCAGTATTAATCATTGGCGAAAGCGGTACAGGGAAAAGTAGCTCAATTAGAAACTTAAATCCTGCTGAAACTTTTGTGATAAATGTTTTGGATAAACCATTGCCTTTCAAGGGATTCAAAAAGTCTTATTCTATTTATAGCAAAGATACGCCAGAAAATAATTACTTTTCCACTGATAATCCTCAGTGGATAGTGAAATTAATCCAAACTATTAATGATAGTCGTCCAGATATTAAAACTATTATTGTAGATGATTGGCAATATGTAATGGCTAATGCTTTTATGAGAAGAGCATTGGAGAAAGGATATGACAAGTTTTCGGAATTGGCCAAAAATGCCTGGGAAATTATTAATGCACTTAATGCTCTTCGCTCTGATCTTTTGTCTATCGTTCTATCTCACTCTGACACTGATCAGTTCGGTAAGTCAAAGTGCAAAACAATTGGAAAAATGTTGGAAGACAAAATTTGCGTCGAAGGAATGTTTACTATAGTTTTGCATTCTTTAGTCATCGACGGGAATTATAAATTTTTAACACAAAATGATGGGGCTCATTTAGCTAAGAGCCCTATGGGAATGTTTGACAGTAAATTAATTGATAATGATTTAATATTTGTTAAACAAAAAATTGAAACTTATTTAAATGAAGATGTATTAATGTAGGAGTAATCATGTTTACTTACACGCCCGTATCAGAAATAGAAGCACTCGACCTCATGCCAAAAGGTGAATATCAGGCAATCGTAAGATCTTGCGAATCAACTACCTCTAGCAAAGGAAATCCGCAATTAACAGTTGTCTTGCTAGTATATGACTCCAAGGGTAAAGAAAAAATAGTCACCGATTACTTATCTGAATTTCATTTTCAGTTTAAGTTGAGACATTATTTGGTAAGCCTATTTGGAGAAGAAGCATATACAAAAGGAGTCAATCCTTTGAAAAGCGAAGGAATGGGATTGATAGTTAAAATATATATACAAGAAGATAAAAATGGAAAATATCCACCCAAAAATGCTGTTGCTGATTATTTACCTTTAGAAGAAAAGACTTTTGAGCAAGCTATAAAAAAAGCTATTGATGGCTCTATTGATCCAAATTTCAATGATGATGTGCCCTTTTAGCGTGACCAGAGGCGCGGCTCTAACCGCGCCCCTACCCTTTATTTCTTCTTAGCTTTCTTCTTTGATTTTCCAGCCACAGAGTATGCTATTGCCACAGATTGTTTTTGTTTTTTTCCTTGATGCACTTCAGTTCTAATATTTTCTGAAATGGCTTTCTTACTAGTCCCTTTCTTCAATGGCATAACTTATCCTTTCTTTGATGGACGACCGCGCTTCTTGGCAACATGATGAGTTTCTTTTAATTCGACCATTCCAGCAACTTTCTGGGCATGTTTTTCGTGCATTGCCGCTAATTTTAAATGATGTTCTTTTTGCTTTAAATGATGTTTATGTAAAGCATTAGATTTAGGATAAGCCATTAAAATACTCCAAAATTAAATTAATAAAATTGGAGTATAGATTAATTAATCAACTAATTCAAATTAGCAAATTAAAATGAACTAAATACAGCAAGTGCACCTGCGCCTGCGGTAATCGTACCTTCAACTAACCAATGATCAGCAATATAGTCAGTTAATCTAATTACGTCACCTTGTGCGCCACCTGTACCGGCTATACCATTCAAGAGTGTCATACGATTATGATTACCTGCTGCTGTGCCATTCTGATTTAATACCGCTGCATCAGATCCAGCATAACGAGTTAAATCACTATCGAAGCGATCGAGAGTACCTGTCGAATCGCAATTGAAAACATAACCATTCGAAGTTGGCATTAGACCGCAGAAAAATGTTAGAACTACGCCCGACCCTGTTGCGGGTGGCAAAGTAATCGGAACACCTGTTGCAGAAGATAAAACATATCTGTATTGGCCAAGTGCTTCGTTTGCAGTGATATCAGCCGCAGTCAAAGCAGTAGCATCCGATCGCATTTCTGGAGCAGGTACTGAACCAGCACTTGGAACTGGGCCACCGTCGGTAATCGTTCCTAAAACATCTGAGTATGTAGCTATGTGTCCAACAACCACAGCGCCATTCACAGAGGCAACTTTAGCTTTGGTTGCATCAGAAGGTGAAACACCCAAATCTCTAATAGTCCCCAAAACATCTGAGAATATTGCTATATCACCGACAACGGTTGCGCCATTTACAGAAGATACTTTTGGTTTTGTAGCATCAGAAGGAGAAACGCCAGAATCTTTAATTGAGCCTAATGTATCTGCCGCTGCTATTAAATCATTTACAACAAATGCGCCAACCGTGGAAGAAACATTTGGCTGACTATTATCAGTAGCATTTTTACCAGAAGCTGTACCGCCGCCCGCAGAAGCTTCAGGAGATAAAGTAATAATACCTGTGAGTAAACTAACTGAAACAGCTAAAACAATGTTAACAGGTGATATTGTTGCAGAATTATAAATAGTTTCGATCAAATCATTATTTACAAATGTATTTCCGCCAACGCCTTGTTTTAGATAACCAGCAGTTGTAACAGTTGATAAGTTATCTGTGGTAACCATTTTAAAAGATCCAGGTTGTACACCAACTTGCATCATTTTAATTGGAGTTAATTGTGTAATTCCCATATAAGTAAATCTCCTAAGTTATAAAAGTAATTCATAAATTGAATTTAATGTTTGACTGCCCGCACCGGAATTAACTACTTGATAGCTTTGTCCTACCGGTACAACAAATGAAAATGATGATTGATTTGCAGCAACAACATCTGTACTACTGAATTTTAATACAGTATCAGAATTAATAGTAATAGATACAGTTGATGTTTGTGCGGCGATATTTGTAAAACTAAAGATTACGTTAACAAAAGCGTCATTAGTTGTGCTTGGTGTGTAAGAAGTGCTAAATGCTGCTCCTCCACGAGCAACATAAGATCGACTCACGCCCGCATTCATTCCGCCATACACATTCAGAGTACCAGCAGTTGTTGTGATTTTAGTATTGTCAGGTAGGCTTGCGCGATTTACTGTTGTCGTAGCGCTTGCGCCTGTTGTGGATAAAGTCGTACCTGTTCCAAAGCCTACACCTTCAATCTCCATAGTAATAGCTGAATTAGAAGTCCAAGCATTTAAGTAGTTACCATCATTTCCCCCACCAACAATTTGAAAATCGGATGTTGTGCTTGCTGCGGCAGATGAATGATTTTCATAAGTTCCCCCAGCATTATAACTATTGGCAACTTGAGTGATACATCCTGTATTTTTCACGCCCGAAAATAAATAACAACCGTGAAAAGTGACTTGATTAATTTGACTAGTGCTCAATCCAGTAATTGCGGGCTGATCACTGAATCTAACATCAAAGAAATATAATTTTCCGCTGTCATTTCCGGCTTGAGCGGTGAAATCAAAAATGCTCGTCCCAGTGCGATGCTCAATGCTTCTTAAACCAGAACGATTATCAGCGCCTGGCACATTCCAACTTGCATCATTAATATCAATATTACCTGTTAATCTTGTTTCAACCGGAGAGGTTGCCACAATAAAAGTATTCGCTTTTAAATGAATATTTTCTGGATAAAAGCCAGGTTGAACAAAAATAACATATCGCTTAGTTGGCGATTGATCAGAGTAAGTGGACATTGCAAAAGTAATCGTAGCATAAGGATTAATTGCAGTACCATTTCCTGTGATATCCGATCCTTGCAAGCTCACATATATTTGTTGTGTTGTTGCAACCGTAATTAAAGAATTAACATTTGCTGTATTAAGACCTGTTGGCTGTGTTGAATCATAAATCACGACATTATTATCTGCACCAGCTGGTAAAATACCAAATTGATTTAATATTCCCGTTCCTGCTTCCATGTCACCTTTATTTAATGTAGTCATAATTTATTCCCTTAAGCTGGTTCAAAACATTCCCAGGCAACAACACCGTTGTCAGTATTGAGACTTGAAGTAATTGTAAAGCTAGCACCGACAGTTCTAGCGCTTATACGAAGCGCACCTATTGAATTGTTATCTTGTGCAGTTAGAAATATCCTGGAATTTGCAGTTATCGAAGTATTAGAAACTGTGGCAACACCTGCTACTAATGTTGCAATACCTTGTTTGCCATTAGCAGCCTCAGAAACTCGCAAACCTTGAACACCAATACCCGCCGCATTAGACCAATCTAAGGCAACAACAACGCCGCCATTTGCATATAAACTTCTGTTAGACCATACGCCAGCATTGAACCCAGATGAATCGAAAATCTGCGTAAGATCCCAATTCATAACTTCTTGGCCTGCTGCATTAAACATTTGTCTAGCCATAAAGCCTATGGACAAAACGTTAGATGCATCTCGCAGAACGGTTGACCCTGAAACGGTGGTGCCCGCCGCTGCATATACCGCAACCTCATTAATTGTTCCGGCGCTTACATTCCCACTGGCCGCAGGAGCTTGCCATGTAGCAGTGGACGCGCTTGTTGCTGTTGGTATATATCCAACAGCGGGAGTGCCTGTAACTTGCACGCCATTAACAATTACACCAGCAGGCGAATTCCAATCTAAATTTACTGTTGTGCCATCACTTGCATATAGACGTCTAATATGCCAATCAAGAGAAATATTGCTTGAAGCATCATTTAGCTGACGAAAAGCAGCAGTATAATTAATAGCTAAAGCACCTACTTCATCAACTAATTGTCTATTATCCCAATCGAGTGATACAGCGGCTGCAGCATCATATAATATTCTTGCATTCCAATCTGCCGACAACACTTGAACATTATCATTTAAATGTTGTGTACTCCAATCAGCAACAATTGAAGTGCCAGCAGTATTATATAAACGTCTTGTTCCCCAATTTACCGATGTTAATGCGCCAGAAGTTCCATATAGAACACGGGCGCTCCAACCTGCTGCTATGACACCACTAGCATCAAATAATTGTCTGAAATTGGCATAAACTGTTAAAGCACCAGTTGCATCAAAAAGTTGTCCAAGCTGCCAGTTGTAAGCAACAGTAGTTCCATCACTATAAAATAATTCTCTATTTTGATAATCTAATGAAAGGACGCCAACGCCAGCATATACTTGTCTCATGGTGTAATTTATTGAATTAGCACCAGCATTATCATGTAAAATAGCATTTTGCCAATCAAGAGATGTAATGCCGCCAACATATGTTAATAATTGAGTATTCCAATTTAAAATGGATTGATTGGCACTGTTATATAATTGCCTAGTCATCCAATCCATTGAAGAATTACCAGCAGCATCTTGGAGAATATTTACTCCATTAACAGTTGTTCCCGCCCCTGGATATGCCGCCACTTGATGTATGGTTCCGGCTCCTACAGTTCCACTTCCTGTTGGGACTGGCCCACCATCAGTAATGGTTCCCGCAATATCGGAAAATACCGCCAAATGACCTATAGTAGCTGCGCCATCAACAGAGGATACTTTTGGTTTGGTTGCATCAGAAGGTGATGTGCCAGAATCTTTTATCGTTCCTAATACATCAGCCGCAATAATGATGTCATTTACTACAAAGGCACCTTTGACAGATGCAACATCTGGCTGAGTATTATCAGTCGCATCTTTGCTAGCAGCCGTTCCGCCACCCATGGCAGCGCTAACTTTTTCAAATGTAATAGGGCTTAATCCCACTTGCATAGGAGCTGGCTCAACAAGAACTAACATTTCTCCCGCATTTATAGTGCCAGCAGAAATTGGCAAATATAAACCAGGTTTCATTTGTTGTTGAGATTGAAAGTCATCTGATCTTATTAATATTCCGAACTCAGATGAGCTACCACTATTTAAAACTTCATAGATCCCGTTCTGAGTTGGATCGGTTTGCCCCATCACTGCAATTCTGTCGCCCACCACAAGATCAACACCATCCAGAGATAATTGACCCATC